CTAAAGACCTGGACGCATCGTTTCCCAAGTTTCGCCACCAAGATGGAAACTGCCCGAAAAAAGCATGAACTGAGCCTATTGCGAGACATAGAATTAGCAGGGCAAAAATCATGGCAAGCAAAGGCGTGGCTGGCTGAAAGGGTTCACGGACATTTCATTCCTAGTGCGCGATTGCAAGTCTCTGCTAGTGTGGAGCATAATGCGGGCGCAGGCTTCGCCCAACTACTCGCTGGCCTAGCATCTCGAAGAGCAGAAAAGAAAGCGCAAGTGATTGAGTGCCAGGATGTTAAGGCATTGGAGCAACCAAAAAGTAAATACAATAGCTATTGTGCGACAGATGGTACGCAAGGTATTGTAGCAGCAACACCATTGCAAAACGAAAAATCTTCCGGTAAAGCGCGCCATGTTAGAATGAAAAGAAGAAAGCCAAGGCAAAAGGCCATGGATACCACCACGCCCCCCGCCACGCCCCCAGCCCCCGTCTGAAACGCATATACCCCCCTAAGTAATTCTGGCACAAAATAAAAAGAGGTCTATGGCAAAGCGAATCCCCAAGTCCGCGCAGAAGACCCCAGATGAGGTTATCGAAGACCTACTTCGCCCATCTCCTTTCGCAGACAAAGTATTGGGACTCAACTTATATGATTGGCAAAAGAAGGTTCTTGCAGACTTGGAGCAAAGAGATTGTCGAGTCGCTCTGCGTGCTGCCAACGGCTCCGGCAAGACCAGCACCGTAATTTCAGCCATTCTGCTATGGCACGCACTTGTTTTTCAACGCTCCATAGCCGTAACCACCGCCGGAGTTTTCCGTCAAGTCGAGAGTCAGCTTTGGCCTAGCCTAAGATCGCACATAGCGAAGCTTGGCGGCCCGTGGGAGGTCACTTCTGGCGAGATCCGCTATCTGCACCCTAACGGCAACACATCGCGCATTATAGGCTATTCTGCGACTGATCCAGGTAGGGCTGAAGGCTGGCATGCTGAGAACCACGAAACTGCGCCATTGCTTATGGTGGTGGACGAAGCCAAGACCGTAGCAGACCCTCTCTTCGAGGCCATCAGTCGATGTCAACCAACGCGACTGCTAATCGCCTCATCACCTGGTGGTAGCAGTGGTGCGTTCTACAGAGCCTTCACCAAAGAGGCGAATATGTGGCAGAAGCACGCTGTCACGGCGTTTGACTGCCCCCACATCACGCAGGCGCAGATAGACGAAGTGGTGCAGAGGTATGGCGAAAAGCACCCACTGACAAGGTCCATGATCTATGGCGAGTTTGTGGACATAGGCAGTGAGAGTCTGATTATTAACCTTAACCAGATCCAAAACTGCTATAACACACCACCGCAGTACAAGCCTGGCGTAAGGGTGGCTGGGGTGGACTTCGCGGCTGGTGGCGATGCCAACGTGCTCTGTATTAGGGATGGCAATAAGGTGCTACCCATGATCGCATGGCGCGAAAGGGATACGATGGCGGCTGTGGGTAGATTTATTGTCGAGTTTAAGAAGGCTGGGTTGGAAGCTGGCAACATCTACGCTGACGCAAGCGGGTTGGGTATGGTTATGTGCGATGCCTTAGCTGAGTCTGGCTGGCAGGTCAATAGGGTTAACTTTGGTGCGTCTGCCTACGACAACGATGCCTATACTAACCGCTCATCCGAGATGTGGTATGGCATGGCCAAGAAGATTGAGGATGCGGAGATCATTTTACCTGACGATGACGACCTGACAGCGCAACTGACTTGTCGCCGGTCAATCACCAATAGCAAGGGCAAGCTTGGCGTGGAGTCAAAGGATTCGATGCGCTCCAGGGGCTTGGCATCGCCGGATAGGGCTGATGCCCTTGCCTTGTGTCTTGATGGTGGTAGCATGAGGTGGGATTTGACTTTTCCCGTTGAGAAGCCAACGTGGAAGTCGCTTCTGTCCATGATCGAGTCACATGATCCGGTTATGGCAGGATTTGACCCAGGAGGATAATTATGAACGCATGGAATTGGATTACTTCAAATTGGACTGAGATTGTCGCCGCTGTTGGTGGCGTGGTCTTGGCCGCTCGTATCATTGTCAAACTTACCCCTACTCCCGCTGATGATTCCTTCCTTGAAAAGATCATCAACTTCCTAAAGGGCGTTGGGCTTAACATCAAATAAGTTATAGTGATCGGTGCGATACTTCAAATCATCGCATCGTTCTTACGCCTCATTCCTGGCTGGCGGGAAAAGCGCATTGACCAAATTGAAGGTGAATGGCGCAACAATCATCAAGCCATTGACGATGATCTTGGTCCTAAGCCTTGGTGGGTGCGCTACAACGACACCGTTGACGAAGACAAACGGGGCCGTAACTGATTTAATGCTGGATGAAAATTATCAAGAAATTCGCAGTGCAAGTCCCGCTGTTAAAGCTTGGGCAAAGAAAGCATTGCATTACGTCAACGATCTGTCATACGAACTAAAGCGGGAGCGCGAAAAATAATGGCTGATAACAATCAAAGGGCAACGTACTATCAAAGGGTATTGGAAGCGTTAAACCAGCGTGAAAGTTGGGAGAACCGCCAGCGGTTGTTTTATCAGGCTCGTTACTTTGGTGTTCGCCGCAAGATCAAGCCTTGGCCTACCGCCGCCGATTTGCACGTTCAGTTGATTGATACTGCCATTGAGAAGTTGAAACCCAGCTTCGTCAACAGCGCAATCGGTAACGACATCCTTTCCAGCTTCGTCCCCATGCGCCAGCAGTTGACTCCGATCACGGTTTCGGCTGAACGCTGGTTTGATTACAATATGCGCGAGAAGACCAATTTCCAGAAGGAGATTGTTTCCGTCATCGACAATATCCTGCTTTATGGCCGTGGCGTGGCCAAGGTGATTTGGGATGAGGACCAGAAGCAGATTCGATTTGACGCGATTGACCCTTTCCATATCATCGTTCCTTCATATACCAAGGAGTTCAAAGATGCCGATTTCATTGTTCACATCATCTCGACTTCAGTCGACTCCTATAAGGCAAATCCCGCTTACAAGCAGGACGAGGAACTTATCAAGATCATTTCTGGTAAACCCTCCAAATCGGTGGGCTTACGAAGTGAAATTCAGGATGAGATTTATAGACGCGAAGGAATTACTCAGGAAGGTGAGAATGATCGCATCATTCTTTGGGAGATGCACACGCCGACCAAGGACGGGTGGAAGGTAGAAACCTACAGCCCTCTTCAGATCCAGACCGACATCCGTAAACCTTTCGTTTTGCCGTATAACCACGGTGAACCACCTTTTGTTGATTTCCCCTATGAGGTCACAGGGGGCGGTTGGTATAGCCCTAGAGGAGTGGCGGAAATCCTACTCCCAGGCGAGAACCTGCTGAATAAACTAAAGAACAGCCTCTCGGACTATGTGGAGCTTGCCAACCGACCCGTTTTTGAAGCGCAGAATCCGATCTCGCTAAACACGGCGAATCTGAAGATGCAACCTGGGCAGATTCTGCCACAGGGTCTAAAGCCGGTTCAATTCAGCCAACCTCCATTCGACTTCCAGCGTTTGATGCTGGAGGAACGTATGCTGGCAGAGCAGCGCATGGGTCAGTTCGATATGAGTGCGGCTGGGCAGTATTCTGGTGCGGATCGAAAGACTGCCACCGAGGTGCAGGCAATCCAAGGTCAGGCCGCAGCTTCCGGTGACTTGAGAAACCGAATCTTCCGCATGAGCTTGGCGCATTTGTTCAAGCAGTGCTGGTCGCTTTACACGCAGTACAACAAGAAAGACTTGATGTATCGGTATGCCGAGGAAACCGGACAGATGGTTCCGGAAGGCATCCATGCCGAGTATTCAATCGAACCGAAGGGTGGATTGGACTTTATCAATCGCCAGTTTGCGTTGCAGAAGTCGGTTGCTCGGATGCAGATGTTTCAAAACAATCCCTTCGTGAACCAAGGCGAACTGGTCAAGTCGGTATTGGAGCAGGACGATCCTTCCTTGGTTCGCCGGTTGTTCCAAGATCCTCAAGCCGCCTCCGGCGATCAGGCAG